TCAAATATATAATTTTCTGATTGATTGCTTTGATTTGAGTCTGAGAAAGACCGAAAGAGTTGAGCCAGTTGAATTTGCAGAAGATGACTCAGTTTTTAATTATTACAGGGAGATGATGGAAAAACCGAGGGGAGTGAAACTCTGATGGATCAAGAAGTAAAAGAATGGATAGAGGAGCAGCTAAGAAACTATCCTACTCTTAAATCACAGATAAAGAATAAAAGAAATCAGATATTACATCAGGAAGATTATGCAGCTAAAGGTGTTAGTTATTCAAATGTTGGATCTGGGAAAACAAATGCTTTTTATTCTGATGTTGAAGATTTTATCGAGGATAAGCTGGATAAGTACCCGGATTTAATTGAATTGGAATTAGCTAAAGAAAGAATTGATAGCTCATTAGAATGCTTAACAGAAAGGCAAAAAAACCTTGTGGAATATAAATATTTTGAAGATTTAACTGACTTAGAAACTGTCTTTAGAATGCGAGATTATGAACATAGGATAATTAAGAGATTATGCAAAAATGATGAAAGCCTGCTTGAAGATTATAATGGGAAAGAATATTCCGTTCCAACTATCCAAAGAATGAAGCTAGATGTGCTTGAAAAGCTAGAAAATACCGGAATTTGTGAAATTGAGCAGACATTGAGCACTAATTGATAAGCTTTCAAGTAACAAACCTTGTAATGATGTGATATTCTTATATTGTGGATATAGGAAGATAAATCCACTACCTATATAACTTTCTTTTCATACAGCCTCGGTTGCACCGCCGGGGCTTTTATTATTTGTCTGAGATTGGATAACTTAATGAACAAAATGTATTTCTAGGGTGCATGGAGCGCTGCTGATAACAGGTATCCTCATTAAGCTTTGGGTTCAATTCCCAACTCAGGCCAGTTTACTACTTGTTTTTTTCATACTGGAATAACTCGAGAGCTGCCAGACTTTCGAGTATCCTCCTTTCCCCCGGTTTCCTACTAGCCGGGGTTTAATTATGCCATAAACTAATAATTATATAGAAATCGTTGTGGGCGTCTGTTGTTACCTCCCAATTATAATATACATTTACCCGGTGTGCCCGCCGGTTTATTATGATAATTTTTAAGAGGTCAGTGAGATAAGGCGTTGCACTCCCGAAGTCAACAAACTCTCCGTATAATCTGGCCTCTTATAATATTTGCTACAGATGACTGAACAGCTGGGCTAAATGCCTAGCCTAATAAATACACCGTTTAATTTGCCGATTTAAGCAATTAACAAAATATGAGGGCTAAGCATCTGAGCATTTAAATTTGAGGTGATAACGTTGATCATCAACATATTAGCAATTATTGGAGCGGTAGCAGTCTGTAAAAAAGTCTATGATCTAATAAAATTTTTGATGCAGGGCATGTACATGTAGGAGATGATAAAAGTGTTTGAACCTCCGGATAGAATTGAATTATATTTGAGAAAGAACTTCCCTCAGCATGTTCATGGTTATAGAATGGGCTGGCTGAAAGTTGAAAGAGTTGATCTAAGAAAAAATGATGAAAATTTCATTGTTGGTGAATGTTTCCACCTCTACACCAGAGAAAATGCTCACAGTGAATGGGAACTTTTTGGCACTGTGATTTAATGAAAGGTGGGGGGGAGATTATAGAGGGGGGGCAGGATAGTTAGTATTTAACTTAAGAGTAATATAGGAGATGCAAAGTATGCTGAAAGTTAATTTTGGTGATGTTGAATGCAAAAGATGTGGTGATGAATATTTTAGTGATATTGCTACGGAAGAAATGGAAGAACATGATTTATGTTTTAATTGTATTGCTGAACATAGAAGAAAATTTAATCATTTGAGTTTGGAAGATTTTTCTGAGACTAAAAGAGAATGCAGTCATTATAAACTTTAAAAAGGAGGTGTTGTCAGCAATGGGAGAAAAAGAATTTAAAAAACTAAAAAATAAAGCGGAAAGAGAATCATTTAGAAAGCTAAAGGCTCTTAGAAAAATTGGAGAACATATCGGAATGTATGGGAAAATCAGAATTAATCCAGATAAAGTTAATAAGAAATTAGGGCTTATAGCTTTGGCAAATATTTTTAGTGAAAAATCAACTATTATACAGAAAATAACAAGTGGATTTATACTTGATTATTATGCCCCTGGATGGAGAGAAAAGGTACCTAAAGAAATATTAAGTCCAATGCTGGATAGAGATGATAAAAAAGTTTTAGAATGGAGAAAAGAAGTTTTTAAAAGAGATGGTCATAAGTGTATTAAATGTGGTTCAACTGATAACTTAGAAGCTCATCATATAATACCTTGGAGTGTAGCCCCTGAATTAAGAATAAATTTAAATAATGGGGAAACGCTTTGTAATAGTTGCCACGCTGATGAACACATAGAAATAAAGAATTTCATTTTATCGAATAGAAAAAGATAAGGAATGAGGTGAGGTTATGCCTAGGCAAACTATTTATAAAAGAGATAGTTGGGATGAAAAGCTGGAAGTGATTAAAGGTTGGGCTAGGGATGGCCTTACTGATGAACAAATAGCAGAGAAAATGGGTATAGGGGTAACTACTCTGTATGATTATAAGAAAAAATACCCGGAGTTTCTGAAGGCCTTAAAAAAGGGCAAAGAAATTGTTGATCGAAAAGTAGAAAGCGCTTTACTCAAAAGAGCTTTGGGTTATGACGTTAAAGAGACTAAGAAAGAATCTATTTATAATAAAAAAACCGGCGAATATGAAATGGTAACTACTGAAATTAAGACAAAACACATTCAACCAGATACTACAGCTCAAATATTCTGGCTCAAAAATAGAAAGCCTGATGACTGGAGAGATAAGCGGCAGGTTGAACTTGAAACAACTAAAAAACTTGAAGACTTTTTTAAAGATTAGTTAGTGGGTGGTGATATGTTAAATTGTCAGCAGATTATTGATAAAAGATATGATCTCTGGTTAGAAAATAAAAGTATTGAGAAAGACAGAGAATATAGATTAGCAGTAGCAAGCAAACTGATTGAATCAACTCATGATGAGGAAAAAGATAAGGATATTCCTAGCCCTCAGGCTAAAAAACTGCATGAGGAAATACAAACTGACCCATCTCTTTTGATTGAGATGTTTTTTGTTATTGTAAATAAAGAGCAGAAAACAGTGCCTTTCTTCTTAAATAAAGTGCAGCAGAAGTTTTTAAAGAAACTCAAAAAAGCAATATCAGATTATAAAGCAGGTAAAATAAATTTTATTAAATTTTTAGTGCTCAAAGGCAGGCAGCAGGGATTTACTTCTGTAATAACAGCCTATCAGCTGGCATCTACAATAACTAAACATAACTTTGTAGGCATGACAGTTTCTCATGAAGATGATTCAACAGATACTATATTCCAGGATAAAGCACGTTTCCCTTATGATCAGCTGCCAGAGATAGTAAAACCCAGAGAAAAATATAACAACAGAAAAGAATTTCTCTTTGATCATCTTAATTCTAAGTGGAGAGTTGCAACAGCCGGTAATAAAGATATTGGCCGTTCTAAGACTTTAAACTTCTTTCACGGTTCAGAGGCGGCCTTCTGGAAGAGCATTCAGGACATTCTTTCTGGTCTAGGGCAGGCTATTACAAGAGACAGCATTATTATCCTAGAAACTACTGCCAATGGTTACAATGAGTTTAAAGAATACTGGGATGATGCGGTAAAGGGTAATAATAACTTTATTCCACTATTTTTTGAGTGGTGGGAAACACCTGAATATAGGATTAAGTTTGAAAATGAAAAAATAGAGAAAGAATTTAAAGATGCTGTCGATAATCAACACGGATATAGGGGTGTTGATGCTGACTTCTTCTCAAAGTTAAATCATTTGAGGATAGCAAAGCATTTAGACTGGCAGCAGCTGTACTTTTATTTTAATAAGAAATTAGAACTGAAAGATAAATTAGAGCAGGAATATCCCTGCAATCCTAAAGAGGCGTTCCTACATACTGGAAGGCCTTATTTTGATATAAATAAACTTGATAATTTAGTAGTTCTATTAGATAGAGATAAGCACAAACCTATCAGAACTGAAAAAGGTGGGGCCATTTTATATTGGAATGACCCACAGCCTAAAAGAATGTATTGTATTGGTGCTGATGTTGCTGAAGGTGTTGAGGGTGGAGACGCTTCCTCAGCTATTATGTATGATGCTAAAAACTGGGAGCAGATAGCAAAGGTCCATGGTCACTTCGCTCCGGATGTATACGGCAACATACTGACTGATCTAGCTTTAAGATTTAATAATGCTTATTTGATGATAGAGAACAATAATCACGGCTGGTCAGTGCTTAATACAGTATTTAATCAGAGGCATTACAGTAATATACATTTTACTACCAGAATAGAAAACAGAAATGATGATGAGAGCAAGAAAATGGGCTGGACCACTACTGAAAGCAGCAAGTATTTAATGCTTGATGAACTGGATACAGCCTTAAGGAAAGATGAATTAATTATTCATGATAAAGAACTTATAGAGCAATGCAGAGAGGTTATTTATGATGAGAAAGGCAAAGTTGATGTTAACGGCAAAGATATGGTTGTTGCCAATGCAATAGCCTGGCAGGGCCGGAAATACATCACCAGAAATATTGTTACAAAAGAAAAAACAGACTGGAGACGCTAAGGAGGATATACTAATGGGTTTAGAAGATCAAGTTTTTAATAACTACAGTCCATCAAATTCAGATGTAAGGTTGCAAAATCTAAATAAAGATAAATATGACTATTATTTTGATGATGAAAATAAACCCATAATATTAGCTAAAGAAAAAGATAAAAAATATACTTACAAAGAATTTTTCGGGGTTGAATATTATTAACTTTTTTAAACCGGAATTGAGGTGATATTTAATATGGCTAAACTTACTAAAGCTCAAAGAGCCTGGGCTTTTTACGAAAATGAGATATATGATACTGATTATTTAAAAGAATATAAACTTTTTGATGATACCAGGGAGATATTTAACCCAGTACCAAAGACAGCTTTTATCATGAACGCTCTTACTATGCAGCAGGAGATCAATCCAGAGCTTAATGAGAAAAAGACAGAGAGTGAATCAGAATCAGAAAATGAAGATAATGCAATAGATAATAAATTAGCTAAGATTAATGACATCTGGGATTATAATAACTTCCAGAATCAAAAATATATGCTGGCCCTCTGGTTAATACTTTCTAAAGAAGCTGTTGTTGAACTCAATAAAAGAGATGATGAAATTATTTTTGTTATTCATGATCCAGACTTAGTTGAAACTGAGTATATGGGCGGAGAAATGGTTTATTGTAAGATTGAGGGTACTACAAAGCAGTTTGATATGGAAGAGAAGTCATTTAATACTGTTGATGTTACAAAAGAGTATTATAATGTCAGAAATGAAACTGGTGGCTATAAAGCTATTGTTGAAACAGTAGATGGCAAAGAGTCCGAAACACCTCTAGCATTTGATTTTATACCAGTTGTAGAATTTTCAACTGACTATGACATGGGGCCTCTTTTCAATAAGACCGATTATTATAATTTGCTTGAGGCTTACCTTGAAAATGTATTCTATCTTCATGGTGATCCATTAATCTGGGATAACCTAAAGGGTGAAATGTCAGAAGAAGGAAAAGAAAAGCATAAAGAAGGGCGTTTTAAGGAGCAAAGTGTTTGGCACCTAAATAACCCTGATGCTCAAATGCAGTACTTAGAAATGTCAGGTAATGTAGCTGAATTAATGCTTAAGAAGCAGGAAGATATAAAAAAGAACATATCAAATGATTATCCAGAGTATGTGCTTTCTACTCTTCTAAGCAATGGAGATCCTTCAGGTGATGCCTTAAAAATTAAATCAATTGAGATAGAAGCTAAGGTTGGCAGCTTAAGAGGTGATTTAGAGACAGGTATCGTTGATATAGATAATAAAGCTCTTTTAATGCTTGGCAAATCACCAGTGCAACATGGCATTGGTTTTGGCGGAATACTCCCAGACTCAGTTAAGCAGCTATTAGATTTAGTAAAAGGCTTAAGAGAAATCGGCTTCATCTCAAGAGAAACTGGAATGGAGCAATTCCCTGATCTAATAACTAACCCTAAAAAAGAGAATAAAAGGATTAAAGCAGAGAGAAATGAGACCAGGGAAGAGATAGATCGTGAGTTGAGTGATGATGCTCATTCACAAGATTGAAAACAGACTAGATGAAGAAGAATATGCAGATAAGTATATCAGGCAGTTAGAGAAAACAATTGAAAGTATTGATAATGATATAATGAAAATCTTTAAGAAAGCTAATGAAAAAGGCCAGTGGTCCAATGCTGAGATGGCTAAGTATAACCGGAAAGAAAAGTTAAGAAAACAGATCAGAAATCAGGTTAAACAGTATAAAAAAAGTTTTATTGGTGATTATAGAGATGATCTTGCTGCTATGTACAAAAAAGAAGCTCTCTTTACCCAGGACCTGCTTAAAGATGTACCGACATTAGAGATAAGCGATCAGTTTGATACACTTCCAACTCAGGCTATTAAGTCAGAAGTTGTCGATAATGTTCAAATCAAAGGTAAGACAATGACTGAATATATTAGCAAGTACAGCACTGATTTAGCCTTTAGAATAGAGCAAGAAGCCTTTGAGTCTATTGCATTTGGTGAAAATCCTAATAAGACCAGTCGCAGATTATATGGAATAAGCGACCAGATGGGTAAAAACAGAGTTGATGCTACAACACGTAGCTGGATGAATGCTATTTTTAACCAGGCTAATCTTGATGTCTATCAGCAGGGTGGGATAGAAAAGGTAAGATACCTTGCAACATTAGATGCAGTTACCTGCCCGGTTTGTTCAGCTGACCACAATAAAGTAATGACAATTGATGAAATTATACTTTTGCCAAGGCATCCTTTTTGCAGATGTGCTTATAGTCCTTATATCAATACTGAACTTACTGGCCCGGCCACTGGTTATGATGAATGGTTATTAGATGGCCGTAGAAGTCCAGAACAACTGCAGGCGGTTTTGAATAGAACTAAGAGATTTATGAGAGCTGGTAGGATTAAGAAGAAGGAAGGGCAGCAGCTATTAGGAATTATTGGTGCTGCTATGAAGAATGCAGGTTAAAATATGACTAAAATTATAGAAGAATGCGAAATTTGTAATTATAGGCCAGATAAAAAGGATATTGAAAGATGCCCTAATTGTGGAGGCAAAATAATTATCAAAGTTGAGGAGGGATTAGATGAAGGTGAGCAAAGAGGAATTATTAAAATTAATGCAATCGAACTGGGAGAAAAATAAAGGTGTTAAACTTGATCTTGATATAAAAGATTATCCAGCTTTTGAAACTATAGTAGTCCCTTATGTTAATATTCCTAAGAAAAAGAAGTATATTGCTAAAACTTATGATGATAACTTAAATCATAAACATTCTGACGGAGTTAGAATTATAGGGATACAACTTTAGGAGTGGTTAAATGGAATATATTTGGGAAATATTATTAGCTTTAGCTGTAGTTAATTTAATGATTCGCTTAACCATATAAACAAGTAGAGGAGGCAGATTAAATGCCAAAATATCGCAAGAAACCAGTTATTATAGAAGCTATGGAATATTATTGCCTAGAAAGTTATCTTGATATTTGTAATTGGATTGACGAAACTGACAACACTCTGTCAGCCGATGAAGTTGTTGAATTAAGAGGCAATACAATGATTATTAATACTTTAGAAGGGGCAATGACTGCTAAAGAAGGAGATTACATTATAAAAGGTGTCAATGATGAATTTTATCCTTGTAAACCAGATATATTCCATAAAACTTACGAAAAAGTAGAGGAGGTAGACTAAATGCCAGATAAGAAAACTATTATATTAGATTTTGATGGTGTTATTCACAGTTATAAATCAGGCTGGCAGGGTGCTGATGTTATACCGGACCCGCCAGTTGAGAATGTAAATAGTGCAATACAATTACTTAGAAAAGACTTTGAAGTTGTTGTTCATTCTTCTCGCTGCCACCAGGAAGGTGGACTCGAAGCAATTGAGGATTGGTTAATCGAACATGAGATTGAGGTTGATGATGTAGTTAGGGAAAAGGTTCCTGCTGTAGCAATAGTGGATGACAGAGGGATTAACTTTGGTGGCCAGTGGAATGAGAAAGCAGTAAATGAAATCAAAAACTTTAAACCATGGACTGAAAACTAACACCTGAAAGGGTGTTTTTCTAATTCCGGCGATTTAGAAGGAACGGGCTATTTTAGACGGGCTGACTAATGAAGACGGGATAATGTATATAAAATACTAAAATTAACCGGCGATACTGAGAGAACTCTTAATCATTAAGTGGTCTCAATACTGTAGAAGACGGTAGAGGAGTGAATATTAATTATGTGGATTAACGGAAGATTTGTACCTATGTTTATGCTGGATGCTGATGGTGGAGCTAACCCTCAGGGAGGATCTGCTGGAGGAGATGAAGGTGGAGACGATTCCAACCCTGAAGGAGACGAGGGTGGAGATGAAGGCTCAACCGGTGATGATGAAAAATTAACTGAAGCTGAAAAATTGCAGGCAAAACTGGATAAGATAAAAGAGGAAAATAAAAAAGAGCTTGACCGCTATCGTAATGATATTGGTAACTTAAAAAAGAAAATGAAAGAGATGGAGCAGGAAACAATGTCAGAAGAAGAAAAACTGGAAGCAAAGCAGCAGGAGCTCCAGGATAAAGAGAATGAGCTCAGAAAGAAAGAACTTAGAGCCCATAAGGCAGAGAAAGTTGCTGAATCAGAATTAAATAAAGAGCTTGCTGAGTTTATTGATGTTGATCAAATGCACCAGGTAAACCCAGAACTTGCTGAAGCTGATGTTGAAGAAAGAATAGAAAGCATGAAGGCTGCTCAGGATGCTATCAAAGATGCTGTTATCAAAGAGCTGCAGAATGGCGGTTCTGTTCTTGATGGAATTAATGGGGGCAGCAAAAAGAAAGGCAAAGGTGGCTTTGGTAAGAAGTTAGCTCAAAGCGGGACTGAAACTGACGCTGAAGCTGAAAAAGCCCAAAGTCATTACTTTGGAGATAATTAATATTATTAAATAATTAAGGATGGTGAAAATTAATGAGATATACTCAGGTTGATTATTCGAACAGAGAAGAAGTTTTAAAGTTTCCTGATCATTATGTTGCTTTAGCCGTAACTGTTGATGATACAAATGTTGCTGCTAACTCAGAAGGTAAAAAAATATTACCTGCAGGGAGTCCTGTTGGAGGTGTTGGTGGAGCAGCACTTGAAGATGAAAGCTTAAAGGTAGAGAAAAAGAACACACAGGGAGCTGCAACTGGAACTACTGGTGCAGGTGTTGATGTAGAAGGCATTCTGTTAAATGATGTTGATGTAACTCATGGCCCGGCCGGTGGAGCTATGCTTGTTCATGGTTTTGTTGATCCAAGCAAACTGCCAGAAGCACTTGTTGATGATGTAAAAAGTAATTTAACTGATTTAATCAGTTTAATAGAATAAATAAAATTAACTAAAACGGAAGGGTGAAAACTATGCCAAGCATTTATGATTTTGCAAATGCAGAAGAAATAGCTAGTTATTATAAAGAGAAACAATCGAACTCAATCCCTTATCTGGGAAGAGCATTATTTCCCAGACAGAAACAGTTGGGATTGGATTTAAAATGGATTAAAGGAGCTGGAGGTCTTCCTGTAGCGTTAACACCTTCAAACTTTGACGCTAAACCAACTCTTAGAGATAGAATCGGTTTTAGTGAAATCGAAACTGAAATGCCATTCTTCAGAGAGTCAATGAGAATTGGCGAGAAAGACAGACAGGATATTAACAACTTGATGGCTGCTAGAAACAGCGAATTAATTCAGCCAATGCTTAGAAACATCTTTGATGATGCAGCTGGGCTGGTTAATGGTGCTGAAGTGCAGGCGGAGAGAATGAGAATGCAGTTAATTTCAACTTTTGGAATCAGCATTGAGGCTAATAGAAAGGCTTATGTTTATGATTATGATCCTAATGATGACTTATCAAATCATAAGGAAACATTAACTGGCACCGATATGTGGTCTGATATTGCCAATTCTAATCCTGTTGAAGACATTCAGTCTGCTCAGGATACTATTGAAGAAGAGACTGGAGAAAGACCTACCAGAGCGGTTTGTACTCGTAAAACATGGAATTATTTAATTCAGAACGAAAGCATCAGAGGGGATATTATTGCTAATGGTTATGCCAGCGGCGGTACTTTGATTATGACTGACGAGATTATGAGAAATTATCTCTCTAATAAGCTCGGCTTGACTGTTACAGTTTATAATAAAAAGTATTCTAAAACAGTTAAAAATCAGTCTGGGAACTTATTCTTCCCTGATGATGTATTTTCATTATTACCTACAGGAACTCTGGGTAATACTTATTACGGTACAACTCCGGAAGAGTCTGACCTTATGACTGGTAACAGTAATGCAGATGTTCAAATTGTTGATACTGGTATTGCAGTTACCACAGAGCTGGAAACAACTCCTGTAAATGTCAAAACAACTGTTTCAGGAATTGTGCTGCCAAGTTTTGAAAGAATAGATCAGGTCTATGTGCTTAATGTGCATACTGCCTAATCAAATTAAATATAATTAATCAATAGGGCCTAGAAATGGGCCCTATTCAAGAAAAGGGGTGCGATTAATGAGTAAAAAAGTAAAAGTTAAACTATCTGGAAAAGTTAAATATAACGGCAATCGACATAGAGCTGGTTCTGAAATAGAGGTTGATGAGAAAGATGTTTCTTTCTTCAAAGATAATGATCTAGTTTCAAAAGTTATAGGAGAGATTGAAGAAAAAGAACCCAAACCACCTGCTGAAAATGAAGATGATTCCAGCAAAAAAGAAAATGATCAGCCAACTGATGAAGAGTTAGAGGAAATGAATTCTGATGAATTATATGAAGTAGCCCAGGACATAAAATTAGAAGGCAGAAGCGGCCTGAGAAATGATAAGGATAAGCTGTTAGCTGCAGTCAAAGAGGCTCTTGCTGAAAAAGATGGTGAATAATGATGGTTGAGTATGCCACTTTAAATGAGGTTAAAGATTATTTAGAAATACCTCAAGAAATAGATAATTATAACAGTAAATTAGAAATGCTTTTAGCTGCAGGTAACTCTAAATGTGAAAAGATAACCGGTGAATCAACTACAGATCCAGTGTTAAAAGTCAGTGTCTGCAAATATGTTGACTTCAACTTTTCTAGAAAGACCGGAGCTGAATCAGAGTCTGATGATGATTCGAGCGTTAAGTATAATGTCAAAAATCAGTTCGGACAGTTTTCTGATGTACCGGCAGAAGTCATGGATATGTGGGAAGACTATGTAGATGAAGAAGATGAAGAAGGCTCAGGCTCAACTATTTCTGTAGATATGATATGAGGTGGATTAAATGGATTACACACATGTAAAAGTTACCAGACAGGTTAATAATGACAGTGATAGTTCTGGATCTGATTATAACTTTGATGATGGAACCGGTACTGATCCAACCTTTGAAACTATCATTGAAAATTATCCCTGCAAAATAGTTGAGAATGCAGCATCTTATAATACATCTGAACAGGGTGAGTCTTATACCGGCAGTGCTCATTTAACCGGAATGCTGACAAATAAGCTAAAAGAAGGCGATATTATAGACGGCCAGTATAAAATTGTTGGTCCGATAAGAAAGCCTTTTAACAGGAAAATCAAATGCAGCTTAGTTAGATTAAGTTAGGTGATATTATGGCACAAAATGCCTGGATAGAAGTGGATTTCAAAGGACTAGACGATACGATTCATCAGTTACAGAAGATTAAAAGTGATGTTGAGACAGAATTAGAAGTGATTATGCTGCAGGCTGCTTTCATTTTAGAGGCTGAGGTTAAAAAGCAAATAACAAATATGGGACTTGTTGACACTGGGACTCTCAGAGCCAGTGTTTTTTCATTTGTTCGCAATAAATTTGGCTTTGTAGATGGCGTTGTTGCTACTCCAATGGATTATGCGGTAAAAAGAATGCCGTCTTTTGTAGTAATATAAAAGTAATAAACCGGGCAAATTCGGTGAAATCTAAATATTATTGTAACTAACATGTTTTATATACCTTCCGAATGTGGTATAATGTAAATAAAGGAGTGTATATCACATGGGAAAAAGAGAAGATTTAAGCGGTAGAATGTTTGGAAGATTGAAAGCGATTGAAATTGATTGGGAAAGAACTAAAAGGCGGACTTACTGGCTATGCAGATGCGAATGCGGAAATAAAAAAAGTGTAAGATCTGATTGTTTAAAAAGAGGTCAAGTTAAATCCTGTGGATGCTTAAAAGATGAGCAAGATGAAAAAAATTTAGGTAGAGAAACCCATGGGATGACAGGTACTAGATTATATGGAATTTGGCTAGGCATGAAAGCTAGATGCTATAACCCCAAAAAGAAAAGATATGATAATTATGGTGGGCGAGGTATTGAAGTTTGTGATGAATGGCAAAATGATTTTGAAGCTTTTATGTTATGGGCAAAAGATAATGGATACAAAAATAACTTAACCATTGATAGAATAAATAATGATGGTAACTATTCCCCTGAAAATTGTAGATGGTCGACAAATAAAAAACAAGCCAATAACAGAAGCAGTAATATAAATATAGAATATCGAGGTAAGGAATATACATTATTACAAATTGCCGAGAAGTTGAACCTTAATTCTAAAATGTTATATGAAAGATATAGAAAAGGCGATAGAGGCAAAAGATTGTTAAGAGCTCCTGGAGAAGATATTGCAATTGCCAGAGGGGAAAAAAATAACAAAGCTAAAATAACAAAAGAAATAGCCAAAGAAATTAAAAACCGCTTAAAAAATGGAGAAAAACCAATCAAAATCGCTAGAAACATGGATATATCTAAACATATAGTTTACTCAATAAATCAAGGAAGAACATGGACTTGGGTTTAAACAATAATATAAGACAATACCGAGATAACCTTTGTTTTAAAAAGATAAAGGAATTGTAACGCATAGAGGTTGAAACTTAATTCAAGAATATAAAACCTCCAAGAGTGTCCGGCAACCAGTAATGTGGTTGTCTTTTTTATTGGTTGAAAATATATGCTGAACTTGTTGGAAACTTCAAGAACTAAAAGATAAAAAACTTTTAGGATAACAAAATTGATTCGTTGAATATGGAACCGGGCAGCGAGGAGCTAAATCAGGCCATCCTAATAAACCTGCATGGTATAAATATGGTGATTCCCCTGGTATTCAGGCTTATAAGTTTATGCATACAGCCTGGGAAAATGCCAAATATAAAATAATCGCTTATGTACAAAGAGAAGTCAGGAAGTTGGTGAGTTTTGATGTTGGATTTACTACAGGCTTTAGAATCTAAACTGCTAAACAATATTACTGCTTTGGATAAAATAAGGCCAATGACTAAGTTTAATCAGTTGAAACCGGATGAAGCTGGCCCGGGCTTTGATAAATATGCTATCTGTCACGAGATTGTTACTGATCATAAGTATAAAAACAGAAAAGGGATTTATGAAACACCTTTTTTTCTTAACAGTTATTCTAATGTCAGTAATGGTGATGTAGCAATTGTATGGTTCGTTTCTGAAGTCAAAAAAGTTTTAGATGAGGCTGATTTATCAAATGCTGATATCAAAACTTATTCAGTTGAATATGATGAGTCTTCACCACAACCTGAGTTCAATGAAGTTTTACAGGCGTGGCAGTCAGTCATAAAGGTTACAATAAGGTGGCGTGAATTATGAGTATAATGAGTCAAACTTTAGAAGCTGTTAAAACTATTTTAGCTGCTAATACAACCATTAATTATGATTTCACTGGTTATTTTGATGATTTTGTAGCTGAAGATTATCCGGCTATTTGCGCTGAGCCAGATACAGGACAGTCATTGCTCGGTAAAGGGCTTAATTTTAACTATGATGATGGTGGCAGAGTAAAAGTATATTATGTTGAAGAAGCACCAGAAAGCAGAGATATGACAGCTTTTGTCGGTAAAGTAGACGGTTTAGTTGAGATTATTAAGCAGCACCCTAGATTAGATGGAACTTTAAATCAGGGTGTTAATATTACAGTTAAATATATGAGACGTGGCCCCTCTGATAATATCGAGTTCATTGCAATGATATTAATTGAGGGCAGAAATTATTATGACAACTTATAGAAGGAGTGAGATAAATGGGAGCAACAGGAAGAAATTCTGTTACAGCGATAGGAGAGCAGGCTGATAAAGTTACAGCTGCTACTACTCTAACCAAATTGCTGGCAACAGGTAACAACCTTGAAGACAACATTAACACTGTTCAGAGTGAAGCACTGACAGGTAACAGGTTTGCCCAGGATGGTTACAAAACATCTGAAGGTCCTGGTGGAGATATACCGGCAGAAGTATCGAGACAAACACTGCCGATGATATTAAAACATTCTATTGGGCCGGAGCAAGCGGCACCAGAGGATTTGGGAGCAGGTACTGGACCGTATAAACACACTTTCCAACCTGGTCAAAAGATGGATAACTGGCTTACTTTCCTTAAGTTTTTCTCAGATGATCCATACTGGGAACTTTATAAAGGATCTAAAATAAGTCAGCTGCAGTTTAGTCTTTCTGAACAGTCTATTATTACTTATACTGCAAGTATATTATCCCTTGAAAGTGAAGCTGGTACAGGACAACCTTCAGTTTCACCTACAGAAAACACAGGAGAAAAATTATTCAGCTGGGAAACTACAGCGACCTGGGATGCAGGTGGAACTGATGAGGATATTACCGGTATCGTTGATGAGTTTAGCTTTACTCACAATAATAATATTGATGGTGAGGATTATGGATTAAGTCAGAAGCGTAGAAGTTTAGACGCTCAAGGCGGAGACCATAACATTGATATTACAATGCAGTTTGATGCAGCGCACTATGAGACACTCAAAGCTGATGCAAAAGCTAATAATATCATACCTGTTAAGCTTGATGTTGGTTTAGCAAGTGATGGTTCAACACCGTTTTTAACAATTGATTATCCTAAATTAAAGATTACTCAGGCTACTGCTAATATCAGTGGGCCTGATAAAGTTACTGTTAGCCTTCAGGCTAATGCTTTCTGGGATACAGTTGCAGGATATAATGTTGCAATGATGTTAACTGATAGCCAGGATACACAGTATTAAATTATGGATTATTAACAGGCCTGTAAAATGGCCTGTTTTTATTTAAACCACTTAAGGAGGAATAAATTATGAGCGAAGATAACAAAGTTGTAGAGATGGAAGGGAAAGTAAAAGAAGGGACTATTGAAAGTACTAAAGTTAAAGGGAAAAGTGTTAACAGTGATGATGAATTAAAGGTTACTGTTGATAATGAGTTTATAACGGTTAGTGATGGTGTTAATTATGTCAGAGGTTATAGGCAGCTAACCATTGGAGAGCATGAGTATGTTAAAAATAAGCAGAATAAATTTAAAAATGTCCGGGTGAGAGGCGATAAAGACTTTACACTAACTCCTAAAGAAGAGTATAAGGATAATGACAACCCGAACTATGATATCTGGGCCAGCCTACTGGTTGAATGGAGTTTAGATCAGGATATTAACAAAACTAACATTAAAAACCAGAGGAAACTCAGTCCAGTTTTATATAAATTCTTAGAAATAGCTAAAGAAGAAAATGGTTTAGCTAAAACTAAGGATGATGAAGAAAAAAACTAAAGAGGCATGAAACCCTTAAAATAATTTGCAGGAATAGAGTTTTGGGGAAACCGACAGAGCCACCACCTCATGAAAGTAAGAAATACTATAACAACCTCAATTCTGAAATTAATAAAGTTAAGTCAATGTGCTCTACTAATATGGGTGGTTACTGGGAACTAAGACATTTACCTTATTCCGGGGGTTATTATGAACAGCCTGCTGTTTTAATGGATAACATTACAGAAATAATAACCTGCATGAATAATGCTATTCACAACAATAAAGACGATAAAAAATAGAAAGGATGGTGAAGCAAATGAATGAGAGTGTTGCAATAGAAATGGCAATCAGGGCCAGAAGAGAGCTTTCTGCTATGGATGACACAATCAGAAAAGTTAGAGAAATGAAGAGAAGATTTGCCAACATGGCCCGTTCAGTAATAGGTTATGCTCAAAAGATATCTGCAGCAGTTGCAAAAATGAAAGCAGCTTTCATTAAACTAAATAATGCCTTAAGAACTCTCAGAAATGTTGCTTTAAAAGCTTTTACAGCTTTGGTTGCCCTAACAGGTATTCCTATATATAAATTTGCTAAATTTGAGCAGGCAATGGCTAATGTTAATACACTGCTTGATACTAGTTCTAAAAAGTTTAGAGAATTACAGGACGGGGTAATAGCCGTATCAAATAGAGTGGGAGAATCAGCGGAAAATCTTTCTACTGCTTTATACGATATTGTTTCAGCCGGTGTGCAAGCCAGTAATTCAATAGGTGTTTTAGATTTATCAGCAAGAGCAGCTACTGCCGGTATGACTAATGCTCAGACTGCAGTTAATGCTGGTATAGCTACAGTTAATGCTTTTAATTTAGAAATACAAGATTTAACAAAAGTTTTTGATTTACAATTTCAGACTGTCAGAAAAGGTGTAATTACATATGAGCAGCTGTCAAATGCTCAGGGTGAATTGCTACCTTCTGCAAGAAAGCTTAATGAGAGTTTAGAAAATATGTATGGTTCTTTAGCCTTTGTCACTAAAAATGGTTTGAGCGCTGAAATGGCAAGCACATCTTTAGCCAGGGCTTATGATGGTTTAATACAGAAAAGTAGTCAGTTAGCTGATGCTGGTGTAGAAGTCTATAACGAATTTGGTAAGTTCAGAGGAATTGTTGATATTGTAGAAGATTTATCAGATCAGTTAGAAGGTTTATCTGATCAGGAAATGCAGGATGTTTTAAAAGGAATAGGTTTTGAAATCAGAGCTGCAAGAGCAATTATTCCAATGATAAAAAATATTGACGGCTTAAGAGAAAGCGTTGACGCTATGTCAAACTCAGCTGGAAGTATGGAAGCGGCATTTGAAAAAGCTACTAATACTATTCCATTTAGATTCAACAAGGCCAAAGAAAGAGTTGCTAATTCTATTATTGAAATTGGAAGAAGTTTTAGTTCTGAAATTAACTCAATGCTTGATGATATAGGATCATGGGCTTTAGCAATACAGAATTTTGTTTCAGAGAACAGAGAAGCTATTAAGTCAATACTAACCTTTGCTCTTAGAATGACAGCCACAGTTGCAGTTTTTGCTACTGTAGGTACTGCATTAATGTCTTTATTAACACCAATTGGTTTAGTTTCTGCAGCTATGTTTGCTTTCGGAGCTGCATGGTATCTCAATATGTGGGATATAAGAGATAAGACAAAAACAGCAGTCCAGGATATTAGCGACTGGTGGAATGAATTAAAAGAGGATGCAGAAAATACTGTTGATCAAACAATTGAAAAGTGGGATGAGTTAAAAGAATGGTGGCAAGAAACTACCTGGATAGAAAAAGCTCAGGATATAGGCAAAATAACCTTAGAGGTTGCTGAGTGGGGTTTTAATGAAATAACCAAAATAACTCAATCCCTAAAAGATTGGATTGAAGAAAAATACGGTGTTGAACTCACAGTAGAAAATGCAATAGATGCAGTTATTGGTATAGGTGAATTTACTTTTGATGGTATGAAAAACCTAGCAAGTGATTTCAGCAGCTGGTTTAAGCAAAAAGTGATGCCCTCAGACGGATCTATTGAAGAACAGATCGAAAGAGAAATTGGTAACAGTGGAATCGGAGAACTATTAAAGGCTATTTACAGAGCTGAAGGTGGAGCTAATTCAAGTGTGCCTTATGGTATGACAGGTTTTAGAGACCAGGGCTATCAATTTGCTTTAAACTCTAACCAGGAATTCTTTGAAGGTATGGAATCTGCTTTAGGATTAGAAGCCCAATCAAAAGATTGGTTTGCAGCAGCTGCAGCCACAACTGTTACTAACTACTGGGAACTATTTAAAGATAATTATGAGCTTGCAGCAGACCAAACTCTAGCTTCATTAAGTGATGAGATGCAGGACAAGTTCATTGAATATCTTGGCTCTAATTATGCGCCTTCAGCAGCTCATGAACTTAATCAAAATTGGATACCTAATGTAAGCGAATTCTATAATTCAAACAAACAATTAAATGAATCAACTGGAATTTCAGATCTAATTGATGAAAACTTAACTTTAGATGCAGCAATAGATCTCACAATTGGAATAGGAACTATAGCTATAGCATTTACAGCTGCAAAATTAATGAGTGCTATTATCGCTGAATTGATTGCTCAAGGTATTCTTCTTAAGATGGGTGCTCAAATGGCTCTTGGTGGAGCTGCAAAAACTGCAGGAAGTGCAGGACTAGCTCTTGCTGGTGGATTAACTATTGGCGCTACCTTGTCAGTTCTCTTAGATCCTGAAATAGAAAATTATACTGAGTGGAAAGAACAATTCAAAGAAGGTTTAAAAACTTTATTTTCTAAAAGTTTTTGGGAAGATTTATGGTTATTAGCAAAGTTAGAGTGGCAAGAAATCTGGAATTCACTTGGAGACTGGACTCAAGAAAAAATAGATACTTTATTTTCAAAAGAGTTCTGGTCTGGTGTATGGAATGATATGCAAACTTCCTTTGAAGAATCACTCGATGGTATGGTAGAAGGTTTTAAAGAATTATTCATAAATCCAATAACAAATCTGCTCAATGATGAAGATAATAAAATTTGGGCTGATTGGTTTAGAGCTCCAAACCCTTCTGAATTATCACCGACAGCATTGCCTAAGCAAATTATTGAAATGTTTACTGGTCATGAATATGCTACTGGAGGCTATATTTCTGGCCCAGGCACTTCAACATCAGATAGTATCCCTGCTATGTTAAGCGACGGAGAATATGTCATTAATGCGGCATCAACTAAGAAATGGCTGCCAATACTTGAATCAATCAACACAGGAAGCTTTAGTGGGTTTGCTATTGGAGGTCAAGTCGGTGGTGGAGTTCCTTCTAATGTTGCAAATGAATGGGCTTTAAAAGCATCAGGTTTAGGTGATAATCCAGCACTAAAATATTTAGCAAAAGTATCTAAAGACACAGAAAACTTTAATCATATACTTGATTTGATTTCTGGTTTTAAAGATATGAAAGCTGAATATCAAGATAAAATGGATGAACTAAATAACTTGAACGAAGAATTAAGAAAACAAATAGAAAAGCAGTTAGATGATATTAACGGCGATACTACCGAGTTTAACGCTAATATATCTGATTTAACAAATGAATTGAGCAGCTTTGCTAATAATATTGCTAATATAACCGGCAATGAAGATGCTGCTTTGATAGGTAATTTAATTGGCAGCGGTAAAAGCATGTATGATCAATTCCAGAACTTTGGCAACGCCACAGATATGATGGGTAAGTTAACATCAGGTTTTGGGATAGCAAATGCTGGTTTAAGTATTGTTGGAGCTATTCAGTCATATAATCAGAAGGAAAATGAAAAGATACTTGCTGAATATCAAAATCAGCTGGAAGTCGATAAAGAACAACTTAGTTTATTACAAAGCATTAAAAATAACACTGAAGATACAGCAAAGAATATTATCAAAGCTGTTGCTCAAAATCCTACCAACCAAAATGTAACTTTAGCCAGGAGCCAGGTAAAAGGTCAGGCCGATTTCATGTTAAGAAATAGACCTAACTTTGGCAATGTCGATATTACTGGTTATGATCAGGATAGATGGTGGCATGGAAAAGAAAGAGAGCATCATTCCTACAGCTTATATGATACAGCCCGTAGATTAGGCAAAAATGTAAGCATGTTCAGTGGTTATGGTGGCAATGTAATGAATTTACCTTTTGAAAGATTAGAACAGTTTGAAAGGCAGTTCAGCAGCATAACTGTTAATCAGGTTAAAAGGCTAAAAGGCGGTATAGATAAAGGTTTCTCAACTGACTTAAGAACAGTTCAAGCACAACTTAGAACTTATGTTGATACAGTATCAGCCCTCAAAAAGGTACAGAACAATATAGCTGAATCAAGCAGATTAGAAAGTTTTGAGGGCATTAACTATATTAGTCAAGCTGAGGCTTTAGAGCAGTATAAAGAACAGCTAAAAGAAACTTATAAGGCTGCAGGTTATACCAGTGCTGAAATAAGGAGAATGGACGGCACGATAACTAATATAGCCAGAAACTTAGCCAGGACAACCAATAATATTGTTACTGTTATGCAAACAGTCAGAAGTAGTTTTATCAGTACATTTGCTGACGGTAGTAGCATGATAGATTCCTTTATTCAGGGGCTATCTGGTTATTTCGATACACTTAAAAATAATATATCCAGCATGGTTTATAACCTTAATCTGAGCGGATTGGATACTTATTTTGAGAATTTATTTGAGTCAATTAACACTAAGTTAGCTAATTACTCAGGAAGCAATCCACTGGAATATGCAGAAAATCTCATTAGTGGCTCAAATATAAGTTCAGGTTTTTCTAAAATAATTGACATATCTAAAAATATGGAAGATATGGAAAATATCAATGATATTATAATTGAACAGTTTACTGATCAGGCTAAAGCCGCAGGTATGACCGAAGAAGAAATCGACAATCTTCTTGAAAAAATGGGTCTGCTATCTAGCGAGTCAAAAGAGATAACCCAGCAAATGCAGGAAGTTAAAAACGCTTTAAGCGATGCAATGAATGCTGCTTTAGAGTCAGAGGACTTATTTGATTTCAGGACTGCTTTGGGTGAATCAATTTATGAATCTGCAAAAGATGGACTTATCCAGGCATTTATGGAATCAGAAGTATATCAGGAAATGTTCAGCAAGTGGTTTGATGGACAGGATATCAACTTCACTGGCAACTTAGAGCAGGACTTTGATAATATGCAGGGTATTTTAGATAACCTGCAGGATGAACTCAGAGAGGCTGGAATGGACTTTGATACAACTAAGGTTCCTACAGCTGATGATTCAACCAGTTCTGATGACTATTATGGTGGTTCTGGTATTCCTGAGGGTGAAGGCGGAGGAAAAGTTGTAAATAACACTTATGAATTTTCTCCGCATAATAACACTTTCTTGGGTACTGACAGAGAGGACCTATATAAAGAATTCTTGAAGTGGATTAAAGAAAAAGAAGATGATGAAGCATAAACAGAGGTGATCAATAAGATGAATAGCTATTTGGTAAAATTCAATGATGGCAGAGAAGATAAAACTATTGCTGCAGATTCCTTTGTACCTCATAGTGGTGTTTATTATTTCCAAAAAGATGATAAATATATTGCTATGTATGAAAAAGAAGTTGTTAAAGAAATTGAGTTAATAGAATGATAATTATATTTGAAAGGTCAGGCTTTTGCTTGGCCTTTCTTTTATGGAGGGGGTGGTAATAGTGCCAAAAGAAATAGCTGTTCCATACGGTTACCAAAAAGACTGTAAAAACTTTAATAATGCTCAAGATCATAGGATAGTTATTTATAATGAAACTTTAGACCAGGATATAACAAATAAAGTTAATCTAACTACATTGAATATTAATAAAGAAAAAAACGGTCTCCTTGGCATTATTTCTACTGACACAGCTAGCTTTGACCTCAATTTAAACACTGATGAAAGTATAAACAATTTCATAAGAGAAGGCGACAAAATAATTGTTAAAGATTTTTTCTCTGGTCATTTAAGAGAAGAAGTAGATTCAGCAATGATAACTGGTCTTCCTCCTTTCAAAGATATCGAGTTGGTTGAATCAGAGATAGAAATAACCATTTTTACAGGATATACACAAAGTTTTCCAGAAGAATTTGAAAATCTAAAACATGTGTACCCTATAAAGATTTATGACAGGATTAAAGATGGCTTAAAAGCTAAATTCGAAAAGCATGAAGTTAAATTAGGTTGGGATATTTGCAACAATAATAACACTGGCCAATCTTTAGCACATTATTTAGCTGAAAAAATAGGGATAAATTCAAGTAATTTAATATTTGAAGACGTTACAGATCCATCCGGAAATCACATAAGCGTGCCTTATGCTCATTTTGAGAAAGACAATCGCGTTATGGATGAATTTTCGGAGTTAATTAAAAGTGTTTATGGCTCTCTTTACATGAGCAATGAAGATGAATTAATACTAGAAACTCCATTCAACGGTATGGATGTCATAGAAACAGAAGTCAATTTTGATGAAAATTTAGTGAAAAAGATGGAATTCAATAACATTTCTTCTGATTATGACAGAGTTAGCATCCAATATGACCAGTTCAGAGTTGTAGATAGACAGGTTTGTTGGATGTACTACAACAAAGAAACTTATAACAAAAGCGCTGACCAGGCAAATATGCTTTTAGAAGCAAATAAGACAAGCGCCTGGATAAAAATTAACTGGCCCACCTCTATAGCTGTTAATTTAGAAGCGGAAGCTCCAAAAATAAGGGTAGAGGATTCTTCAGGCAATGATATGTCTGTCTATTTCCAGTACGACATTGATGTTGACCAAACGGGTGGAAAAGTAAGGTTTCATAATACCAGCGATCAAGATCTATATATTCAGCAATTTAAAATATATGGTCAGCCGCTTGAAAAACTATCTGATAACGAATATTCATATACGGAAGTTTCTGAGCCTAAGAAAACTTATTCTCCTGATAAAAACAAATTTGTGCAAACTGAAGATCATGCTGAAATATTATCAAAATACATGCACTTTTACGAATGCAAAGACCAAAAAGAGGTTAGTTTTCAGATACATTACTCTCCTTATCTCGGTATAAACTATATACCAAAAGTGGTTAAAAGAAGTTTTTCAGAAAATGTAATGTTAGAAAATATAAGTCATAAGGCAAACAATAATTACATGACCACAGAATTAACCGGGAGGGTATATAAAGAACCTCCAATTGATTTTCAGGGTGAAATAGAGTCAGTTATGTCAAGCAGTCCATATCAAGAGACAGATAAGTTAGAGCTTGAATCTGATACAGAGGGGTTGCCGGTTAATAAACCGACTAATTTGATAGTCAAAGCTTCCTTCAATCATATCTGGGTAGAGTGTGACGAATCATCCAGAGGTGATGTCTTAGGATACAATTTCTATATTGATGATGGCTCAGGTTACAAAAAATATTTTTCAAAAAATAATTATGATTCTTTTGATGCTGAAAAATCTACTACTTATAATGTGCAGGCTTCGCTTGTGACTATAGCTGGCGAAAGCAATAAAACTGATGTTGTTTCAGCGATCACTGCCGGCGGTATAGACTGGTCAGAAGTGATGAATGCTGCAGTTGATGCAGACGATATAGTTAATGCAGCTATAACCAAAGCCAAAATAGCACTTGATGCAGTAGATGGCGATAAAATAGCTGATGATGTAGTAAATACAGAGCATATGATTAATGAAGCTGTTACTGCTACTAAAATAGCTTTGCTTGCTGTTAACACAGGCCATATTGCTAATGCGGCTATCACTAATGCTAAAATTACTAATCTTGCTGTAACTACTGCAAAGCTTGCTGATGCGACAATAACAAGTGCAAAAATAGGATCTGCAGCTGTCGAGAATGCTAAGATAGCCAACCTTGCTGTTAGTACAGCTAAAATAGCAGACCTTGCTATTACAGAAGCTAAGATAGCTAATCTAGCAGTTGGCAATGCTCAAATTAAAGATGCTGCTATTTCCAATGCTAAGATTGAAGATCTGGCTGTTGATGCTGCTAAGATAGCAAATGCGACAATAACCGACGCAAAAATAAAAAATGTTTCAGCTAAAAAGATAATGTCAGATGAATTAATAGCTAATCTGATAATGACAGCTGGTACTTTTACTATCAAAGGAAAGAAAAAAGAAAAGGTCCAATCTGCTATGGTAACTGGTTTCGCTGCTCAAGAGGATGAAGTTGTAGTGGATGAATGGGATGCCTGGAAAATGTCAGGAGATGGCATACAGGGTTATGATGAATCAGGAGCCCTTAATGTTCTATTAAACAAGTTCGGTGAGATTATGGCTGGAGATGTAAAAATGTATAAAGAAGGCTTAATTATGGTAAATGATGAAGGTTACAGAACCGTCGATATAACTAGAGAAAGAGGGGGAGCCTTCTTCTCGGGAGAAGTTGTCGGGGCAGTTTATAACGAATAGATTTTTAGAGAGGTGAATTAAATGGCAAATGAAGTTTTTGAATTAGAAGCTAATGAAACTAAGGAAGGTTTGAAGGTTTTTGCAGTTCCGAGATTATGGTTGGATGCTGGGAATAGTCCTGATTGGGTATTGCCAGTAAGATTAGATGAAGGTTCAGTCAGCGTAACTCTTGACGCTTCGCAATCTACAATCACAGTCCCGGCTGAAACAACTCTTAATCCGAGCAATGTTACAGATGAGATGATAGAATATCTCAAGAAAATTCATTCAGAAGTAGCAACATCAGATATAAGCAATCCAGATACATTGAGTTTTGGAACTATGGATGCAGGTTTCTTCGGAATCGTACCGGCAAGTGATTTTATAACTGGAGATGCGTTGGCAAGTGCTGTAGGTGTTACACAGGGGACCAGCCAATTTTCAAATACCAACTGGCTTAAGTTTGCTTTCCAGGGTGAAATATATATGGTCCCTCAAAAACCAATCAGGCACACAATCAGCTGGGACCACTTATATTTACAAGGGGCTGTATATGGCGATGGTTTACTTGCCGGAGAAGCGGGAGCCGAACATCATAATTTGACGAGCTCATCAGGTTCTGCACTAACAGCAACCAGACAGGATGCAAGTGTTTCAGTAAATGGCTTAAGATATGAGGTTGCGCTGCTTAAAGGCGGAGCTTCTGACCCACTTAACAGCTATAATGATGCTGACAGAGGTTCTATTGGATCTGCGAACGAATGGAATGCATTAATGCTGCCGATACATGAAAAGGCAGTAGCAAATAACTGGAATTATCCAGCATATGTACCGACAGTTAATAGTTGGGGTGTTAATTTTTCAGACGGAGATTTGATAACACATAACAAATTTGGTAACGGGAGTTACAACTGGTGCCAAGAAAGTTCTGACGCTGACCCGACCCACCGCGTG